ATTGATTTCTAGTTGTTACCCAAACACAATTTGATGGTATAGGAATTTTGTTATTTGAATCTAGCGCTAATGTATAATCTTCTTCTGTATTAAAATTCCAGCCTTGAGTTTGTATATCAACTGAAGTCTCATCTAATATTTGTTTAGCAATTGATACATCTGTTGAAGTGATGTCTATAATTGACGACACTGGAGCTTCTCCTATTATAGAGAGCATAATATTAATTGCTTGTAATTCTGATGTTGGTGTTATTTGTGTTGTCATTTTGAAAGATTAATTAATGACAGGCGACTGTTACATCGCCTGCCCTGATATTGATTAAATTATATCTGATTAAGCAGCAGATCTAATTCCAACAGCAGCTTCTGGTCTTAATACACCATGTCCCATAGCGTATTTAGCAACCATTAAAGTTCCCTGTCTGCGAATATCGTACTCAGACTCAACGCCAAGCTCAAGTAACTTTACAGTTCCAACAGCTGACGGGTGAGATACTAGTGCAACATAGTTAGAAAGATTAACTCTTTGTGGATATGATCCTACTGCACTTCCAGCGTCTACTGCTGTAGATGCTGATAAGTTTGAAGTTACGAAATGAGCAGTTGGAATTAATTCTATTCCAGCAATTTTCAAAACTTTTCCTTCTGCAATTGAACCTTGACCACTGAAGTCAATGTTTACTGCGTTTGTTGCATTTGCTAATTTGTAGTACTCATTAAGTCTAATGAATGCTTTTCTTCCTTCTTTAGGAACGTAATTAGCGTCTAGTTGTTTAGCAGCATCAAACAAAGAATCAATAACAGCGTTAGCTGCTGTAGCAGCAGTTGCGCTTGCGATTGATGTGTTTGTTAAAACTGTTCCTGCGCCGTAACCTGAATCAGATACGTTTGCAGAAGCTTGAGCTGCTTGACCAATAGTTTGTAGAACGTGCTTGTCTTTTTGGAAAGCTAAAGCTCTTCCGATTTCTTGACTGTACACTGATCTTACATCATAGTGGTTTTTTGCTTCTTCGATATTTGATAAAAATACTGAAGAAATTAATAGGTCATTAATTGTAATAACCTTTTCATTGTGGTTTATGTCTGAACCTGTGATTTCAGAGCCTGGAGTGTGGTAACTCGCTTCTACACGACCCATTACTGGGAACGTAGCTGACTTACCAGATGCGATTGATCGCACCATTTCTGCTCCATCTGTAACTGAAGATCTTTCAAAAGAAGTAAGAACTTCTCCTGCAAATACCTTTAAAAACAGAGCGTCTTCTGAACCAGCAGCATTTACTAGACCTAAACTTATTGGGTTTGCATTTGCCATTGTTTATTTTCCTTATTGTTTGTTTGCTTTGTTAATAAAGCCTGAACATTTAAGATTTGCGATTACAGATTGTCCTCCGCAGAGGGTCAGTATGCTACACTACATATGTGTCGGCAGTTGCCATCTATTTAAGATTGCACAACTATTTATTTAAAATTTTCGTTGAATGATTCAACTGCGTCATCAATTAAATGACTAAATCTCCACCCAATAAAAATGCCTAGAATCAAGACTAAAAATGTAATCATTATAGTCTAGAATTTTTTAATTTATTTTTAACTTCTGCTTGATAAGCAGTATCTTTTTTGTATCTTGGATCAGCCATTGCTGAAGTTACTTGTGCCCACGATTCATAATTTTCGTTTCCTAAAGAACCTTTACCTCTAACTAAATTTGGTTCTTGAGTTTTATCCATACGAGCTTTTAAACCAGACACAGCTACTTTAATTGCGTCAATGTCTCTTCCATTAACAATACGATTGTAAGCTGCAATTTCATTTTCAGCTAAATTATCTTTTGCCCATGTCATCATATTAGAATAATCCTGAGGACCTCCAACTACTGATTTAATATCAGTTTCAATTTGTTGAGAAAGTGCTTGTTGTCCTTGAATATAAGAATCAACTATATCTTTTGAAATACCAATTTTCTCTAAAGATTTAATAGATTTTTCTGATAGTGATCCATTCTCAGCATATTCGTTTGACAAAACGTCCATATCTAATCCTGCAGATGCTACTACTTCATTAGCAGTTTTATCTATTTCTAATTCAGATTTTGTATTTGGAGTTTTATTTTGATTTTGTTTAGTAACTTGTTTTTCTAATTCTTGATAAGATTTTATTAAATCATCTTGTGATTTAAATTTTCCAAGAATTTTTTGATCTTCTGCTTTAGTATCTTGTGTAGCAGGAGTTGTTGTTGCTACTACATTATTAGTTACTTCTGTATTTTGTGTTGTTGTTTCTGCTGGTTTATCAGCTGTAGTTTCAGCTGCTTTAATTGTTATTTGGTCCACCATTTGGGTTTCCTATATATTGTTGTGCTTGCTGTGCGAGAGCTTGTCCATCTATTGATCCGTCTCTTATACCTTCTACCATTCCCTTTGCGACTGGACCTGCAGCTTGGTCAACTAAGTTGTCGGCCATTGCTGATGAATTTTGTTGTTGTTGTTCTACAGCTACTTGTTCTTGGTCTTTAATTAGTCCTTCAGTATCAATACCGTGACTAGTAGCTATTCTTATTATTAAATCATTTATGTTTATTAATTGTACTGCAGTTGGATTTAATTTTGCTAATTGTCCAATGTCTGTAATAAATTCTCTAATTTTTACTAAATCATTTCCTCTACCAAGGGCTTCAATACCAGTAATAATTGTTGGGGTAATTGAGTCTTTAGGTAATTTAGGAATTAAGCCTTTTGTTCCTAATTGTTTCATTAGTAAATTAACTAATGGAATTTGAAATTCTTGAGACAACAAAGAATAAATACCACCTAAAGCAGATTCTAATTCATTTGCTAATTTTCTTATTTCTTCAGCAGTTACTCTTTCTGCTTGTCTGACAATAGAACTTTGAACTAAAAATACATAACTTAATCTTTCAGTTATTGAATTAATAGTTTTTTCTACAAATTGAAAATCGTAATATTTTTCAACTTGCAACACATCTATATCTTCTTTGTTCCCTGTAATAATATCTCCATTAGCAGATTCTACTAAATCTCTTTTTTTAGTAGTTGCATTTGGTTTAACTAAAAATACTATTTTAGAACAAGCTGCTGCTGATTGTAATAAAGCTTTTGATAATCCTTCTAGGGATTTTAAATCTCCAATAAATTCTTCAACGTAACTTCTTCCATAATCTTCAGTTTCAACTCTAATCATTCTTAATGGAATAAATGGTAAATCTTCTTCCTTATAAGAACCAGTGCTTGATGGTATAGTTACGTTATTGCACTGTTGCTCAACATAAAACTTTCCATCTTCTGCTCTTTCAACATTTGTATATAAATCTATATCAGTTTCTTTATCTTCTAAATTACAAATAGTTCTAGTTTCTTTATCTAATGTTAATGGAGATACAGATTCTTTAATAGCAATCTGAAGTAAATTTCCATCAGCATCTCTATTGACACAATATTGTTTTATATTAAATATTTTTAATTTAGAATTTTTTGGTAAATGTAATAAAACATTTCCAGTTATTAATAAGTGTTTTAAAGCTTCAAATACAGGAACTCTAATAGCATTTTGTTCTATGTAAGACATAACTTGTCTTTCAATTTTAGCTAAAGATTTTTCTACACTAGATTTTAAATCTGGTTGTTTTTCTAGTTCGTCTTTTGTTTTGCCAGATAAACTTAATCTAAAGAATGGTTGATTTGGGGGAAGTAATAATAAGAGTAATTTAGATGCTAAGTTATTAACACCTCTTGCTCCAACGCTTTGAAACGGCGTATATAATTGAGTTGCGTCACTAAATCCATCGCTTGGGAATATAGCAGGTAAAGTTAATTCTGCGCATTCTTCACCACGATCTATAAAGTTTTGTTTTTTTGCAGAAAGTTTTTCGAAAACTTTTCGCAAGTTTTTTTCTTTTTGCATAATTATTGAGGAATATTTAAACTTGAATTGCCACTTATAGCCATATCAGTTCTTAGAGACTTAGCTCCAATACGTTTTTTAGATTGTTTAATGGCATCAGCTTGTCCATTTCTTTCTACCGCTAAGTCCAATTGTGGAGCTTGAGTATCAGATACTGGAGTTGGAACCGGTGATATTTGAGCCGGTGCTGCTTGAGGCTGCGATCTACTAGGTGCACACATTATATTGTTTCCTTATATTTTTGTTTTAAGAATTCAATTACGCTACGCTGACCTGCTTTATAGAAAATTTCTCGTTCACTATCTTTAATATTTGGGTTTTTTAGTGGAAAAATTTTATCTAAATCTTTTATCAAATCGTCAATTTTGACTGGTAAAATGTAGTCTTTTGTAGGCATAATCTTATCTAAACATGCCCCTGTTTCTTGGACTCAATATCTATTAGAAAATCTATGTAATTTTTAGCTTTTTTAAGATCTTCAATACCATTTTTGTGTTTCCAACGACTAACATATTTAATGATATTACCTTCGTTATAACCAATATTATTAGCTGTGATGTAATCTCTTGGTTGGATTTTTAAAATATTGTAGTGCTTTGGATTTATATTATCTGACATTTGGACTCCATAATTTAACCTTTTTAGTTTTAAAATTGTAATCGTTGTGCTGCAAGATGTAAGTAAGTCTTGATTGAATCAAAGCTTCTTTTTCAGTTAATTTAGCTTTTAAAAAAGCTTCTAAAACTACTGGCCAATAATTTCCCTTTACAGCATTAGATAATATTTTCTTAGCATTTACAGGACCAATTCCTGGACAGCCTGGAATATTATCAGTGTTATCTCCAGTTAATGTTTGGTACGCGTGATTATACTGAGCATTAGTTTTATTTACTTTAATAACAGTTTTACCATCTACAGAAATTGTTGATGGTATTGTTTTAAAATCTTTATCTATAGAAACAATTATTTTGTTACCTTTGATTTCAGGATTAGTTGCATATATACCAATCAAATCATCAGCTTCTAATCTTGGTTCACTAATAGCTTCTTCGTTTTCAAATAACCATTTTCTAAATTCTGAAAAACAAACCGGCTTACGTTTATCAACTCTATTTAATTTGTATTCTGGATATATTGTTTTTCTAAAATTATTTGAATCAGATAAAAATAACATTATTTTATTTGGACTAAAAGTATCTGTTAGTCCTTTAATATATTCTCTATATTTATCTTTCGCTAAATTAAAATCACTGTGTAACGTAAATAAGTCATTACCCCAGTTTATTGGTTCTTCTATGCTTGATGTAATTTGATATGCAATTATATCAGCATCTATTAACAAGGTATTATTCATATTTTTATATTTAGTTGTTTAACTAAGTAACGTGCGACTCTCATAAGTTCAAATGGGTGAGCATTATTTTTGATAGTGTTAGCTCTAAGGCTTATCCATTGAACATTACCTTTTATGTAACCACATTCAGGTAAAATTCTATCTAATGAAGCAGATTTAAATCTGTCTTTTAAACTAAATCCAAGTGTTGTAAAAAATATTGGACACATTCCATCTTTAGGAAAAATACTTTTTAAATATTTATATGTAATATTAAAAGGTAACTTATTTAATTTTGCTCTTCGTTTTGCACTTCTTAATACTTCTTTTATACTTTGTTCTACCCAAGCTTCTTTAGTAGACCATTTTTCTTTAACTGTAGATTTTCTTACAATATAACCAATAAATATAAGATTATTGCACTCGGTTCCTTTAGTTAAAATTCTTCCTGTAATTGGAAGGTTAATGTATTTCTTTCCAATTTTTACCAATTTTAGATTCTCCTGTTAATGGTACTCTTAAATTAAGTTTATTTTGAATTCGTTGTATTGCTTTTACAGCTTCAACTTTTGCAAATTCTGCTTTGTCTTTTTCTACTTCTAAAATTATTTCGTCGTGAATCCACGCTACTAATTTAATTTTATCTGACAAAAATGATTTGCATTCTTGAATCCAAACTTTGCTACATATAGCAGCACTACTTTGTAATAATGAATTAAGTGCACTGTGTTGTGATCTAACAAATACACGTCTTCCATCTAAACCTTTAATGTCTCCTTTTAATGAAGCTTCTTGAACTTTATCTACTAGCTTTTTAAGAGCTGGTATTCTTTTTAAAAATTTATCTCTAAGTTTATAACCTTCACTTGCAGTAACACCCATTACTTCTCCTAATTTTTTTCCACCGCCACCATACAAAAATGTATACATAAATCTTTTTGCTAACCATCTTTGTTCTTGAGTTAAATCTAAAGCTTGTAATGTTCTTGTGTGTATATCACCGTTGCTAACATCATTTGCGTATTCACCAT